ACGCAGTCCTTAGTGGCGCAGACCTTAGAAACGCAGACCTTAGTGGCGCAGACCTTAGTGGCGCAGACCTTAGAAACGCAGACCTTAGTGGCGCAGACCTTCCGATCTTTTGCAAATGGTACGTTTCAACCGTTGACGGCAAAATAAAAATAGGCTGCAAGGTGAAAACGATCGAAGAATGGGACGCATGGTTCGCAGGAACCGAAACATTCGACACTTCACGCGATACCGAGGTATTTAAAAGGATTCAGGCTAATTATATAGCTGTTAGGGAATATAATAAATTTATGAATTCTTAACCATGAATGTAGATCCAAAAAAATACCGGCTTGGAAATTTGCTTCGTGAAGTAAATTCCGGAAAAATAGTCGAAGTTATCGGTCTTAAAAAAGAAATAGCATCACGCGTTACTAAATTTTTAGAACTTACAGTTTGCGACGAATCGATCACATTGGAAGTGTCTGGGAATTTTACCGAAGGTTGGCGGTTAGAAGAAATTCCATTAACCGAAGAAATCCTTCTTAAACTTGGTTTTGTAAAAGACAATACGCTAGATAAAATATATTATTGCCCTCAAACCATGCGGTTCGACATAATAAACGCATCCGCTTTGGATGGTGGATTTAAATTTAAAGCGTTTAGAGGATCTTATATTTTATCTGAACCCATTCTTTACATTTCTGAAATTCAGAATTTTTTCTTCTGTAGCGCAGGCAAAGAACTGGACGTTTCAGCGCTTAAACCTGAAACAATACCGGCACCATGACACAGGATTATTACACCGACAATACGGCGATATCAAAATCCGGTTTGGACGCCATAAACATTTCGCCTTTGGATTATTGGTGGCGATACCTGAACCCGCAGCGTGAAGGCTACAAAGAAGACAAACAGACGGCCTTCGATAAGGCGCTTAGATCTGCGGTTCTAAACCCTGCGGAATTTTCAGTAAAATACGTCCGTAAGCCGGTAAACGCCAGTAGGTCAAATATCGCCAAAATGGAGGCCGAATCGCTTGTTAGGGCAGCCAACGAGCGCGACCAAATACTTATAGGCGCTTCAGATTTCGATCTCATTCAGGAAATGAAGGCGGCGTTACTTAATCACGAAACGTTTAAGATACTGATCGAAAAAGGCGAAGTCGGCAAAGACACGCGTTTCACTGAAGAAAATTCGGGCGCAGTCGTCAAGTTCCGCCCACACTACATAAGCAAAGGCCGAATAATCGTAAACTTAATGTCTACGGACGACGCAGGGCAGGATAATTTTTCAAAGGAAGCGTGGGATTATAAGCACCATAAGCGCGCAGCGATACAGATGGACGGAGCAGGCCTTCCTATGGCTTTCGTGAGTATAGAGAAAAAAGCACCTTACAAGATCGGTATTCACTGCATGGATGCCCGTTCTATATCCCTGGGGCGCGATACATATATAAATAACTGCAGGGTATACATGGGATGTTTATCGTCCGGTAAATGGCCCGGTTTGCCCACAACCATAAATCCGGTTAGTTTGCCTGAATATGCATTTAAAAAATAACTACATGGAAGATCACATAATACAGGTTAATATAGAAAAAACAGACACTGTGTTTTTAGTATGTTATTATCCTATTTTAAAGAAAATATCTATTATAGGATGCATAGATCGCGAAGAATTAGAAGACCTCGATTCCGATTACGCTTTAGGGTGTTGGCGTCCAAAAACAAATAAACCATGAATAAATCCGAAATGAAGCCAGGTGCGCCCTGTAGTAAGAATTTTGTATTTGAAAAACGCATCGATAGCGTGGAAGAACTCGACAAGGTTTTAGCGAACAATCCTTCTGTATTTTGGAGATTCAGACCTTTTCCGTGTGCCGTAATAATACATCAATCTTTAGCGGTTCTAAAAAATAGTATTAACGCAGGTTCTTTATGGACCATAAAACATAAATAAATATATGTCAGAATTAATCGCAGAAGGGATTCTTAAATTTATAGGCGACACCGTGGCTGTAGGAACTAACGGGTTCGAAAAACGGGAATTTTCAATCACTACCGACGAACAATATCCGCAGACGATACAGTTCGAGTTGCACCAGGGCAAAGTCGTTGATATCGAAGGCTTCAGGGTAGGCGAAAAAATCAAAGTGCATTTCAACCTGCGTGGGCGCGAATGGGTTAACCCGCAAGGCGAAACTAAGGTTTTTAATACATCAGTAGCCTGGCGTTTAATACACGCAGACCCACAAGGCCAGCCAGCACCACAAACGCAAACGCAGCAAGCCCCGCCGCCGCAATACGCCCCTGCGCCAGCCCCTTCGCCTAATACAGTTCAGAAATCTGCCATACAGTTAGAGGCTGAACGAATAGGCTACACCCACACGAGTAAAGAATACACCCTTGAATCTATGGTGGCCGCTAAATGGACGTTTGACGCACTCGTGGCATCCGGTTACGGCAGAATGGAAGACCTACCATTTTAACGATTAATAAATAAAAAAAATGTCAGACAACAAAACATCAGCCGTGTCGGTTTTTCAGGACACGGATTCATTTGCTAATGCGCAACGCATGGTCGCGCCATTAACACAATCGGAATTAGTTCCGGCAGCCTACAGGAATAACATTCCTAACTGTATGATAGCCCTGGAAATGGCTAACAGGATTCAAATGTCGCCTTTAATGGTGATGCAGAACCTTAATATTATTCACGGGCGCCAGTCCTGGGGTTCTTCCTTCGTTATAGCGCTTATAAATTCGTGTGGCAGGTTTTCGCCTATCCGATTTAAATACAGCGGCGAAGGCGATTCACGCAAATGCTTTGCCTACGCAAAAGCAAAGGAAGACGGCGAAATGGTTGAAGGTTCCGAAGTGTCTATTCAAATGGCAAAATCCCAGGGGTGGTTCACGAAGAACGGATCTAAGTGGCCGGACATGCCAGAACTAATGCTGTCATATCGCGCCGCTGCTTTTTTTGGGCGCGTATATTGCCCCGACGTTCTTATGGGTCTTCAAACTGATACGGAAATTATCGATATGGGAATCCAGGAAGTGACCGCGCAGGATAACACCGCATTTCGTGAAATTAATTCGCAGGTAGCCCCGCAGCCACCAATACAGAATGATTTCGCGGAAAATGCAGACTTCGAGGAAATCCCAGAAACGCCACCGCCGCCCGTAACCGTTAAAGACGCCAGGGACATAGAAACCGTTAGCGAAAACGTTACGGCGCCGCCTGCAGCCCCGCACACGCCACCAGTGCCGCCTATTGCGCCACCGCCCGCCCCGCCAGTTCCATCGCCAATGCAGGAAGACGACGATTTTTAATAAAATTTTAAAAACCCGCTTCAGTTAACATAATTTTAATATCTTTATATCCTAATTGTTTCATGGTGGGTTTTTTGATTGATAATCATTAATAGCGATCTTCGGATTGCTATTTTTGTTTATATTTGTATTTCGTTTTACAAGGACGCGTTTTAAATTACCACAGCTGCAACTGTGGTTTTTTTATACGCAAAACCCGGCTACAACTCAATGCGCCGGGCTTCGAAATAAATCCCTATAGTGGACTTATAAATTATTCTGCTACCTGAAAATGCATCCAGTCGTAGTTTTTTTCACGCCCCAGGCTTATCCACCCGTGTTTGTAAAATATATCAATCATTGCTTTATATTCAGGCCTTGCAAAACGCGCTGTTTTACTTGTTTCGTGTAACATGTTTCGTGCCGGGTCCAGATCTATAGCTAAGCCCCAACTGTGGACACTCCAATCCGCGCCGCCCCTCATTTGCCTGAAGTTGAAACAGCCACCAAATAAATCAATTCCTAAGCGGACTATTTCTTCATAGCTATAATGCACCAGTATATCGCCTAATATATCGCGAACCTGATCAGCAACCATTTTATGAACCCTCATTTTAGTAACCTTCGTTTTCGTGTCCCACGCTATACGCATAGGAAACGGAAGTGTTATCGTAGTCAAGTACGTGCCATTTTGATTTGGCTTACCGTAATTTTTTATTAATTCCTGTGTAGTTATTAGTTTTGCCATGATATTTTTTTTATGATAATCCTACCCATTTAATGTACATGACAATCCTGTATGGATTAAGAACCGTTACAGGCTGCGGCGTGGCACTTCCTGCCGTCACAGTTATGCTTCCTTGTGGTTCCAGATCGCTAACAATAGCGCGGTTTGCGCCAACCTCCCCGTTATCCGCACTGGATTTCGGAATATTAATCGATAATTGAGGTATTTGCGAAGCGTTAAGGGTTTGCGTTTTAGATCCGCCGATGTTGCCTATCGTATCGAATTGCGCGTCGGTGCCGTTGGTTTTTCCGATAGCGGTACGTCCGCGCATTTCAGTTACTTCGGCCCATCCTGTAGGTATATTTTCGGCGATATCGTTAAACAGAACCCATCCTTTGCCTGGTGTTTCTCCGCCATATTCAGCACCAATAAAAGGCGCCATTACAGCGTTAAACATATCGTACAGGTATTTTGTTCGGCTTGCAAGCTGCGACAACGCAATGTTATCAACCCCCAGTTCGCCGCCTTCAATTGGATCGGTGGTTTCAAACCTCCTAACGCCGTCTACCCATCCTAAACCATCATTTACATTTGCCATAACTTAGAATGATATTTGCCAATATCCGTTTAGAATGATATCGGAATTTTTATTTATAACCTCCCTAACCTTGCGGGCAAACAGCGTGCCGTCGGTAGCCAGTAGCCCCAATTCACGTATAGCAATGCCGTTGCCTTCGGCTGCGCCCAGTGTCCAGTCAAATCGAACCGAGGAAACCGTGGGATATGATACAGCCCCCAGGTTTTTAGTGAATGCGCCGGTTATAGCCGTGTTGCCGCCCACGGGCGCCGTGCCGTTTGTGCCGAATGCGATCTTGCTTAGTTTTTTAGTAGACGTGGCCGCACCAAGCAACTGCGTAACTATTTGGCGGCCGTTGTTAACGACAAGGTTCCTGTCTTCGTAATGCTCTATTATTGCACCTGTCTTAGCGTCTATAATATCGAATACTACTTCGCCTTTTAGGGGTGGTATTGTGTCCATTTTATTTTCTGTTTCTGCGGTTTTTTGCACAGGTTAGTAAATGCTTGTTTTTGCTTATTTTTTGCTTTTGCCATCTGTATTTTAATATTTGACACATAATTTATTCTATGTTTATTACTAATTCGTCGTTTGATTCTATATAACGCTGCGTACCGTCCCTGAAGTACTGGCCATTGTGAAATCTCGAAATATGTCCCAGATTTTCCAAAAGCGGCGGCGCCTCGTATGTGATATAAAGATCGTCGATCATCATAGGAAGTGTGTCTTCTACGGACAGGCTGTAGGATATACCTTCCAGTACTGATCTGGCAGGCTTGTATTCGCGTACAAGTGCCGCCAATTCGGTTTGTGAAGATCCTTCAACGCCTACCGTATCGCCCAGAACAGATTCAATCTTAAAACGGGCCCAGTCGGTATCTACATCGCCAGTGTCCACGCCTTCAATTAATTGGGCGTCTGTATAGCCTACCGAGATCATCGCCTGACGTATGGCCCACACAGTGCCCATATATCGTTTTAACTCGATCGCCTGCTTTATGATAGACCGGCGTTGTTCGTCTGTGGTCGCAAGGCCATAGCCCCGGAAACCTTCGACGTCAAACTGTCGCGCCAGGTGTGGCAACGCAGAGGCCTGAACCGAATCGATAATATAAACGAGTAGGTTTTCGACCTCGATTTCGTTCATCCTGGCGTTAACCATGAGATCGAACGCGGCCAGGTGCGGAACGTGTGATATTGAATCGGCTAATATGTTCGGTTCGGTTGCAGGCATTTATTAACCTATGTTTGTACCGGTAACGGTAACGTTGATATCTGTGATGTTTGCAAACTGGGTGTTCCCGATAATCAAATCGGTTGCAGGCACGGTAACGTTAGCCTTATACACGCCGTCCACCATGCAAACGGCCTTAATCTGATCTATAACCACATCCTGTCCTAAAAGTTTACGCCTGCCGTTCCTGAATGCTTCCAGTGCCGCTTCTACTACCGGCAGTATATCCGCCTGGACGGTTCCAGCGTACAATATAAGCCCCACCGTGATAACGGTGTCTACCGAAGTAGGCGAAACAGCGCGAACTTTGTCGTTAAGCGGCCTTATTCTATCGGCGTTAAGCTTTGATTCCACTAAATCCAGGATTTCCGAAGGCGTTTCTGTTAAATCGCTCATTAGAGGGAAAACGTCTACAGTTCCGGGAATAACATCGCCTACAGATTTACCTGCAGGTATCGTGTCGCCCGAAACGTAATACCTGTTATCCACCGCTACGTCGATAATAAGCGGCGAAGCGGAAAACGTGTGAAACTCGTATGCCTTGTATGGCCCGGCCACAGAAAACGAATTCGGGGCCAGCCTGATACGTTCACGCAGCTGGTCGTCCGATTCTTCGTCGGATCCGCCTTCTGAAACTGTGGTGTTTGCTGCAGTGGCTAAATACGGCTGCGGATCTAAAATAGTAGATATGGCGCCCAGTTCGTAATCGTTGCCCGACACGCCGTTGCTTTGCGCTATGGCGGTAACCGAAACGGTATTGTCGGCGGCCAGTACTGTATAGTCCTGTATTAAAGCGAAAACGGTTCGCCCATCGCTCGAAGATACGCGAAGCCCTGAAGGGATCACAATATCGCCGTGGCCTTCAACTAAGGTTAGCAGAATTGTAGTCTGTGCCGCCTGTGATGGCAGCCTTACAACCCCCACCAGTTCGCCCAGGTAATCCAAAGCGGGGAAACGGGCGAACGCCACAAGGTTTTGCAGTGCCGCGTCCTGTACCTGGTTACGAACTAATGATTCGCGATAAGCCCACCCGTTTATAAGCAACATTTCAACCTGCGCAGGTTCCAATGTGCGACCGGTCCGCGTTTCATAATCGGCCTTCATTTCAGCGATTATTGTCGCAGGATCCCGATCGATAAAAATAGGTGTAGGTAATGCCATTTATTTAAAGTAACTGAAAATTAGTGATACGATGCCCACGCCTATTACAGCCAGTAGCCAACTTATTATTTTTACGTAAACGGTATTCTTAACCCTGTCTTCGGTTAATGATTTCAATTCAGATTTAAGAAGGTCGGTTTCTGCCCTAAGCGTGGTTATCTGTCCTATAAGACCTTTATCGCCAGACAGAACATTTCCCAGTAGGGCGTTTTTTATTAAATCGACGTCCTGCTGAATTTTATCGACACTACCTTCCATTTTTTCAAACTTGGTTTTTTCTTCTGCTGTCATGGCTTCCATAATTTAAGGATTATTTCTGTAAATCTTCCTTAAGGTCTTCGGCGTTTTCGTTGCTGCTGGCGATCATTATAACTTTAGGCTTATCGACAAAGTTTTTTAGCAGATACGCAACAAACGATCCCACCGCCGTCATACCTATAGCCTTCCAGTTGAATGTGAATTCGCCCTTGTCTAATGACTGCTGTACAATAAGTAGGCATGGCACAAGCACAGCCATTAAAGCCCCTTTAAGAAAGTCCCTAAATTTAAGGCTAAATTGTCTGGATGTAATTATTTTTCCCATAACGTTAACATTGTTTGTTATTTAAAAGTAGTGAACAAATATAAATAAAAAAATCCCGCCTACAACTTTGAAGGCGGGATTACTTAATTAGTGTTAAAACATTATTTCTTTTGGTGTAAATAAATTGTTATTGCGCCAAGTATTACGCCCGCCACAATCTGCCAATAAATAAGCCCAAACCTAAACAATAGGTAAGACAATGGTCCAGCTACAATTAATGCCGTAAAGCCTGTTACAGTAGCTTCTATCCATGCGTTATTATCCAGTTCGTGATTGTCTGTAAACTCTTTTTGAAGCCAATTAAAACCCACGGCTGCCCAAAAGCATATAAACGAGCCTATGCCTATTATCAAACCGCCCTTGCTTACAGATGGATTTTTAAGCCATCCAAACCAAAACATTAGCGGGGTTATCAGCAACATTAACCAAAATGCGTTAGCGATGTTAAATTTATACTTCATCTTTATATTGGTTTTCGTGCGCATCCTGCTCTTCAGGTGTGGCGGCGTTATATAATTCGTTTGTTTCAAGATTAATGTAAGCTTTAGCCCAGTTTTCAGTAACTATTAAATCACTAATACCGTAACCAATTGCTTCAAGTTCGGCTGCGCGCTTTGGCGTCAGGTCTTCAGACCATTCTATTTTACCTGTTGTTTTATTGTATATCAGCATAGCCTACATTTTTAGGAACATTTGGTAAAAAGCGGATGTAGTCAGGTTATCTCCTGAAGATGAAACCTGACCGGTAAAAAAGAAATAATTATCTACAGCAGGGTTAAATGTAAATGTGTTTAAAGCATTGGCAGCCGATGCTCCGTCTGTAATAGCCGAAGCGTCTACACAAATAATGGTACTGCCATTCAAAGATATTTTAGTCCTTTCAAAGCCCCTGTAGCCTGCTGATGTGCTGCCGTGAGTTGCAACTTGTGTAGCCCCGCTTAAAGTGTTTGTGGTGTTGGTTTTTAGCCTTAATATTTTACTGCCTGTACCCGTCGCGGCTGTTTGAGAATAGAAACTTATTACGCCGTTTGATAATGTACCTGCGGGTACTAAGAAACTGTAAAGTATCTTTTCGGTTGTACCATCTGCTGTGTGGTCTACTGATGTCGATGTTGTTGAGCCGAATAGTTTTTTGTTTATACCTGCTAAGGCTGTGTTTACACTCGCCTGGTCGGGTGCGCCGTCTGTATTAGTGCCTGAAACGTTATTGTAAAGCTTTGTGGTGCCTCTTTGTGTGCCGCTGGCTGTACTGGCTGTAATTGCTGGCGTTGTTGTTCCTGTGGCTACATTTATACCACCCGTGGTATCTCCTGTTACGGATGTTACTGTGCCGCTGCCTGAAGCTGCTATGGCATCGTCTACATATTTTTTATGCGCATGGTCTTTGTCGTCAGTTAAAGTTGGTAGGGTATTATATCGAGCCGTACTGTTAAATGTTAATGGCGACAAAGCTCTTATATTTCCGCCTTGTAAATCTAAAAGTGGCGCGTCTAATGTTATGTTGTCTGTTGCGGCAACTGCAAAAATACCATTAGGGTTAATAGATAAATCAACGCTCTCTGTGCCGTCTGTAGTTTGTATTCCGACCGTTGTTGATATTCCTGTTGCATTACTTCCTGCTGTTAGAACTTCGCTAAGTGTTGGTGTATCTACCGCCGCAATAGCATCATCAACGTATTGCCTTTGGGCATAAACAAGCTTGTTTGTGGGGTCTACTTCGGAGTAATCATCATTACTAACAATTCCTTTATCAGTACTTGAAATTAAAATGTTCCCCTGCTCTCCATTTACATCTAAAGTTGCAAGGTTATCGCCGTCAAATCCTGTCAATTGAACGCCTGAATAACCAAAAAGTATTTGATCCCCTTGTGTGAAATCCTCATTTGTACTTATTAGAGACCTGTCTGCTGCCCACTCAAACTCAATATTTCCAGTAACAGGCTCGCCTACCTCCGTACCTCTTATCGGAACTGCGTAAACTACGGGATTATCAGGGTCAGTATTATCGACTGAGTTGCCCGTAACGCTTTGAATAGATTCCCCCTGTATTGCTAATACATAATTGCCACCTACTACTTCAGGAAACCTAAATGTTTTGGTGCTGCCTTCTACAAACTTAACCCCTTCATTATTTACCTCAACACGCTGTTGCCCAAACGTTATTTGCCCAGCCGTTTCGCTTAATGTAAGTTGAGATTGCGCATTACCTAAGTTATCCGTTTTCTGCAATGTTATAGCGGTTGGTACGCTCATTGTGCTGCCTACATTAGCTACACTCTGTAAATCCTGCGTTCCGCCGCTTCCGCCACCAATATAGGACAGCAACTGCCCCCACGTCATACGCATTAAACGACCGTCAGAAACACGCCTGAAAATAGGCTTAACGGACGTAGTGTCTACGGCCTGCGCCGGATTGTTTACGAACTTAACGACACCGTTAAGATCAGATTGTGCAAAACTGGCCAGCGTGGCCAGTAGTGCGAAAAATAAAAATTTAGCCTTCATTGTTGATGCCTGCGGGATTAAGGGTTTGTAATACTTTTGTGGTTACGGTCAGCGTAACCGTTTCTTCGATGCCTTCAACTAAAACAGCAGATTCCTGAACGGTAACTTCGATCGGTTGGTATGAGCCGTTATGCTCGCGCCAGCCTATTAGTTTACCAGGAACCGAAGTCTGCTTTAATTCGGCGTTTGGGTAATTAATCGTCATATTATTGGTTTAAAATTTATTCTTCGAATCCGGGTTCGTCAGGAAAATAAAGCCCCGCCCCGTAAGTCCATATATGGTTAGCTATATCGTTTTTATTGCCTTCGCCGCTCCACCTGGTTACAAGATAGAATTTACCGTCAGCGTCGGTTCCCCAAAAGAAATCCCCTGGTTCGTCAGCATCGGCTACATTTGCCGTAAGCCCGGAAGGTGCCGTTCCCGGTGTCCACCCTTTAGCGATTCTTTCGAACGACTTTAAAGGTACTGTTTTGAACTGAAGCAAGCCGCTAAAACCGTCCAGCACCAGCGGGTACTGCGCCGTTATGCTCGAAACAGATCCGCCGTCTACAGGTATCAGGTCGCGAACGGCAAATAAAACAGCCCTTACCTTTGCAGGCGTTACCTGATTAGTGTTGTTGTCTATTATCAGCGTATATATGAGCGCCGTAAGTTCGTCTATCTGTTGTTGTGTAGCCATAATTTTAACTGAAACTTTGTTCTTCAAAACCGCCGCTGAATGCGTGGCCTATAGTTGGTATTTCGATTTGGCTTTGACGATCCACATAGAACGTTAGTTCCGTGGCTTCGCCGGATTCCAAAAGTTCGGCTGTGATATCAAAGTCTATGCGCCCCAAAGATATCCTGTATATCAATTTTTTTATAATGACGCGGGTTTCCCACTTATTAATGGCATCCAGTATTTCGGCTGAAATTAAAGCCGCTGCAACATCAACGGGTTTGTCGATATGCTTATATATGTCAGAACCGAAAAAAGGCCGCAAAGGATCGCTTCCTTTGCGTGTGGTTAGTATGATTTGAATACACTGGCGAACGTCGTCTATGCCTTCAGCAACTTCGCCGCCTGACCTTATGGAAAACTGCCAGTTTGTAGCCCTTATATCACTTAATTTTGTAGCCATAGTTTACGGTGTTGGTGGCCCGGACGTGCCGCCGCCTGTCTGTACGCCTGTATGCGTATGAGTTGCTAAGTCTATTCCGCCGGCAGCAACCGAATCGCCTTCAATAGATCCGGCTATAGTCAGGTTTCCGGAAATTTCCGCGTTTCCTGAATCATCAACACTAAGTCCGCCGCCCGCTGCGGATATGGATCCGGAAACGGCTAAATTACCTGCCACGCTTATAACGGGTGCGGTTATGCTTACCTCTATTGTTGACGTAATATTTATTTTGCCTTTTATGTCAAGGGTGTATTCGTGAGTTTCCCGATTGTATTCTACATAAGAATTATCCGGGTATTTAACCCTTACCACATCCTTATTTCCGCCGTCTGGTGGCGTGCTATCGTTGAACACAGCGCCCAGGATAACGCCCTCCACTGAATCTTCATCCATTAAGGCGGCCACGGGTTCGTTTATATCGAACGTGTGGAAAAACTTATTTTTGAGCGAACCGATTGTGATAACCTGAAGCCATGCAGAAACGATCCCGTCGTCAATGAAGGTAACGCGGGCGTAACCCTTCGCTACATCTATTTCCGTTATATGGCCGAATCTTAACATTTTGCTAATTTATAAATTATTGCGTTACGAAACCCGTATTAGCACCGAAACCGCCTCTAATTTCTAAGCCTGGAATATTGCCGGGATCAAAAGCCCTCGAAACCTTAACGTCTTTCGGTTGCTGCTTGGTTTTTTTCTTAGATTTTTGCTGCGATTTATCGGCGACCTGAAGGCGTTTTATTTCCAGATCTGAAGTACCGCCGCCAGAACGATCTATTTTGTGCGTGCTGCCTTTTATGTGGTATTTGCCGGATAGTTTTCCAAGCCCTGTTAACAGGAAGCTGTTACCTGCACACGCAAGATCGTTAAACTGAAGCGAAATTGATCCTTCCTGCTGATTACTGGCCGAAGTATGCATTATAGCTTTAGCCATAGCTTCGCCTTGCTGCTGATTTTCGGCGTAACCATCGGAAACGCCTGTGTTTTCGTTAGCTGTTTCCGTGGCTGTATAGCTTGGATTTTCTTCGATATATTTTTGATAGTCCAAATTAGCCTGGATCTTTTCGCCCTTCTTTGCGTTTTTAGATTGAACTTTGGCTTCTTTTATCATTCCTGAAGCTTTATCCTTTAAACTCCAATTAGCCAAATCGGTTCTATCGATTGTAAACGACGATTTCCTGGCTTCCAGATCGTACACAGAAGTAAAGGTTATAACTTTGCCCCTTATAGAGAAAATAACTCCGTATTTTTCAGATATGCGCTTCAGGAATGCCACGTCGGTTTCTTTGTTCTGCGTTACGCGTTCCAGTGTTATGTCCGGGATCTGGCCTTCAACGGTTAAACCGTTTTTGTCGGCGACTTTTTCGGCGATTTGCTTAAGTGTTTTGTTTTCGTGGGCGTCAGATTTTTTAGTACGGACGGAACTTGTTATTCCTGTTGCCATCGCCTTAATGGTTACGGTAGACGGCGGCCCCTTAAGTTCTATTTCGTCAATCTCAAAAACGCCACACTTCAGACGCCCCATAGTTACGGTCATAGTGGCGCCCTGTTCTGGGTACCACGCATTTTCCCACTTCCCGTCCACGTCTTCCAATTCGATATTTACCTCGTCGGATTCGCCGTGGGTTTTGTCGGAATACGTAAGCGATAACATATACTGCGAAATGTCCGCAGTAATGTTTTTATTGTTATATAAAACCGTGTATTTCGGGCTGTCTACTGTCATTTAATTAGCGCTTCCAGGGTGGTAAATCTTCCGAATCGATTTCGATGTCTGTTTGCTCAACTATAGGGATTATTAATCTTTGGCCAGGATCGAGTATAGGCGATATTACGGCAGACGGGTTAGCCTCGATAATGCCGGCGTATTTTGTTGCATCGCCATAGGCTTTGAAGGCGATGGAATCCCACCTGTCGCCTTCTTTTACGATATACTCTACAATTGCAGCCATGTTATCTTCTTCTTATTATCGACTGGTTACTAATACCGGTGTTCGCGGTTCTCGCTGCCAGTACCGATCCCTGCAGCTGACTGTTTAATATTTTAAACTGACCTATGTCAGATATCGGCAATACTGCCCGCATGTTCTGAACGCGGGTATATACGTCCTGAAGCGCCAAAGGCAAAGACGTTGCGAAATCTATAAGATCTTCGGCTTCGGATAATTGAACCTGAATATCTGAAATATAATTCTCCACATTGTCAAGTGCCGAATCGATTTGGCCCGAATAATATTCGAAGGTGCTTGTATTGGCTTCTGCAGCCTCTGTATACTGGTTTATCTGTATGGCTGAAGCGGTTATGGCGGAAACATTCATCGTTACCCCCATGCCTTCGGACGGCTTCTGCGGAAGAATAGCCCTGACGTTTGAGTTTCTGGTTGTTGTGGCGAATGCCGAATTAATGGCGGACTTTTGGGATTCGCCCAAAGGATCTTCGCTGAACGATTCTAAAAGTTCCGCCGAAACAGTGGCGGAAATTATATTGCCTGAAGGATCCGTGAAGTCGATGGTTTTCTCGAACGATGTGATTACGAAGTCGCCGACTACATTTCCATTACCCAAAACCAGTTTTAGTATTTCGTGATTAACGGTGGCTACCCGTATAGCTTCGATATCAGCTTCCGGATCTGTGAAGTTAGCATGAAAGTACATTTCTATAGAAATCGCGTCCAGTTCGTTGCCTGTAGCTTCCAAACGGGCTTTACGGTTTATGCGCGCGTGTTGCGCATACGTAGCCGCGATAGTTTCCGAAAAACTGGAAAAACCCTTAAGGCCTTCAAATCTTATATTTCCCAATTGTGCGTACATGTGCCAAATATAAGTATTTTAAGAATAGGTTAACGAGTGGGTTAAAATAAAAAACCACACCTATGCCGCGGTGTGGTTTAAAAAATTATAAATTTTATTCCTCCTAATAAAATTTTAATTTTTATTGAGACAAATATAAAATAATTATCAATACGCTAAACGTTTTTTTCTGTCCAGTGCCGATTCAATTTCCCTAATCAGTTGAGGTGTGTATTTTTTCAACTGATCCAGTATGTCGGCGCCAGATCCGCCATTTATTACAGGCGAAAAATTAACTGTCATTCCGCCACCGCCCCCGGAAGAACCCGAAGACGTTTTGGCGGCGTTAGGTGCAGACGCCATTCCTACACTTGAAGACGCTTTTATCAATGATGGCGAACCTTTTTCAATACCCTTTTTTGCGCCCTCGGTTATATTGACGCCGTAATCCATGAACACTTTAGACGGCGACGCAATACCTAAAACCGATTTGAAGGCGTTAGCTATCTTTTTGCCTATATCCTTTACGTAGTCAAACAATGCGGTCGCCTTCGATTTTATACCGTTCCAAAGCCCCATAACTATATTGGTGCCTATATTTAAAAACATTTTTGGCAGGTATAAATAATACTCTAAGGCTTTAGAGAAAATCGCTTTTATCCTGGGCCACAACCCTGCGAAAAAGTCGCGAATTTTATCCCAGTATTTTATAATCAAACCGACCGGCCCCAAAAACAAAAGCCCCCATTTCTTTATAAAATCTACGGCCTTCGAAAATATCGATTTTATTTTTTCCCACAGGCTACCAAAAAACGCTGAAACCTTATCCCAGTGCTTAACCAGTAGGTAAACCGCAGCAACTATCGCCACGATGCCGGCTATAATCCACACTATAGGGCATCCGTATAACGAAGCGTTCATAACCCACTGCGCGGCTGCGGCTGCGTACGTCCATACTACGCCTGCCTTAGTTGCGGCATTGGTGATCCATTTACCGGCTGCCAGTGCCTTTTCCTGCGCTATGGTATACCAAACTACAGCGTTCGTTTTAAGTTGCGCAAATCGCTCTGAATTAGTCCATATGACATACTGTTTTTTCAGGGCTATAGCGGCAGCCACCGCTTTAAATAGGCCACCAAATACAAATGACGAAGCGGATATGGCCACAGATAACAACCCTACCACGGCAACCACCTTAACGATGGTGTTTGTAAGCTGCGGGTTTTTCTGGGCCCAGTCATTGAATCGCTTCGCTACGTTACTGACGGCTGCCATAGCCTTAGATACCGAAGGAAGTAAGGTTTTACCAAGCGTTTCCGCTACTTCGCCATATTCTATCTTCATTTTAGACGCAGCGGTGGCAGTTGATGCCGCCTGGCCTTTTACCTGCTTCTCGACCGCTTTTAATACATATTCCTGGGCAGCACCTAAACCGCGCGTGGCCTGTATCTGCTTGATCAAAGGAATGTCCGCCTTATTTAGCGCGCCTGTTTTGGCAAGTGCCGCGGCCCCGCGCGCAGGATCCTGAAGCGCCTTGCCTAATTGTACTGCGTTTTGCGACGCCTCGCCGAATCCGCCCGCAGCCAAATCATAGGCCGCCTCTGTGGCCCGGTCAAATACACCGGACATTCTGGCCGTTTCGTTTGAAACCTTGCTGAACGTGGCTAATTTAGATTGAACGAGCATAATTTCTTCGTCTTCTACGCCGATTCTTTTCTGTAACTCACTGGCGTAATCACCTGCGGCCTTCGCGGCCCTGTTGTCGGTTTCGCCCATATTGGAAAATGTTTTTTCCAATCTTCGGCCTGCGATTTCAGATTCTTCGGCAGCCTGAACAAAAAACCCTAATGAACCGGTTATCGCTAAACCTGCGGCGCCTGTTTTTCTGCCAATAGAAAACGCCTTATCTCCGGCGCCGGACAGCATTTTTATTTGCTTATCCATTTTTGCGGTGGCGTTAGCCACAACCGCCGAAGCCTTATCGGCGGCGGTCAATACCAGTGCGACTTCAAACTGCTTTTTTGCCATATTTGTTTTATTAAAAAAGCCGAACCTATTCGGGTTCGGCTTCAGTTGGTATTAGTTTATTATGAAAAATTACCGCGGGATTGTACCACTCGCAAATCTGCCTGGCGTCCCATTCCATAAGATCCGACACTTTTTCATTTGAATAATACGCCAAAAGAATAAAATCTTCCGGCAGTATTAAAAAAGCCCCTCATATTCTTCTATCAGCTTAAGAACGTCGCGGCCATCCATTTCGTCCAGGTCTTCCATTACGATGCCTTTGCCGTCTATCAGTGTTACGGTAGCTATAATGGCGTACATAACAAGCGACTGATCACTCCCGGACATTCTCTGGGCTATACGAAGGTGCTTGCCTTTAAAGGGCAGAAATTCAGCTACAGCACCCGAAGGAAGCGTGGCCGTTCTGTTAGGTATTGACGATTTTTCCTGTGCCGAAGGTGAATTTCCTGCGGCGGGCTTTAGGTTAATTTGGGCGCCCCTCCTGTTTGCCCTTTTTTCCTGATCTTCCATGTGGTTTTTTATTGTATGATTGATAATAATAGCCGCCACAATTAAGCGGCGGCCTGGTTTTTAAATTCCTAAATTAGCCCGGTACGTAGCGAACATATCCACACCGTCCACACTGTAAATGTTTGCCAGTACGTCGATTTCAACCACTACACGGCCATCAATTTCAAGTTTGTAGGCGGTAACAGTCATTTTTGAAGTTGCCTCCACATTATCGGACTGTTTGAAGTTGCCTGCAGGGAAGTTTTTAGGCTGCCCGGTTATGTAAGCTACATACGAAACTTCTTCGGTAAGGCCTGAACTGTTATAGGTTTCCTGCGACGCACGAACCTGCAGTTTAAGCGCCTTCCTGGGATCGGCAAACTGAAGCATAGTGTCGGCATAAAATGCATTCCATTTTATAGTAGCCTCCATTTTGTCGATGCCTGAAAACAGTTCGAAACTGCCGATCATTCCGATAGCCTTGTGTTCGGACTGCTTGAAGTTTATTTCCGGAAGATTTATTTCTTCCGCCTTACCCAGTTGCGAAGTTCCGTTTACGTAAACGTTCGCGTTCGTTAGACGATTTACACTTATTGAAGCCATTACGATATCTGTGTTAATAGGTTAATATCTAAGTAAGATTTAAACGTTATACGTTCCGCAGGTGTAGGCCCCATAAACACAAGGTTAAACTGAATGTGGCCTGCGGCCAGTTCAGTAGCCGGGTTATCTTCCGGCACATACTCAACGCGTGATCCGGGCGTGCAGGCGCCACGGCCTATAAGCGTATTAAAGAACGAATTACCTTCTTCCCTTATAGTGTCGATTATAGCCTGATTAATTGGCTTATCTATGTAGGGAAATGCTGCCTCTTCCAGTGATTCGTGAACCACGTCGGCCATCCTGCGTATAGACAAAAACGTTTTTGGATCTGAATTCGCAGGATAAGACAGATTTCTGTTACCCCACGTGCGAACACCTGTGCCGTAGCCCGAATAAACTGTCGTGATGCCTGCGGCATTCAGTAGGTTTGATTCAGATTCGGGGTCTGAATAGTCTGATATTATCGCTATTTCAGAACCCACAATTCCGTTTATCTCTTTGTTTGATGGCGAAACCCAAAAGCCTTCTTCGCGATCTACACGAGAGATAACCCCCGCCATGTAGGCGCTGTAAGGCACAACCACGTTAGCGTCGGTAGCCACATCGTAAGCAATCAGGTGCGGGAAAACACCATAACCCCTTTGCGACGCTACCTTAAAAGCGTTGGTGGACGCAGGACCGCGCGAAGCTAAAGCCTGCGCCAGTGTAGTTCCTGCAGGAAGATCAGGAATGTAAATTCCGCGGTATTTTTCCGCAGCCGCCTGCAATTCGTCAGCTACCACTTTAGTTTCAACGAATACCGGCGCTATAAGTATTTTGGCCTTAAATCCAAATAGGTTTTTAACCAGTTCCAGGCATTTAATACCTGTGCGGACGCCCGCTGTATTTGCTCCTATTATTTGCGATGTGGTAACGTTGCCTATGTCTAATTTCTTAAAGGTAAACTTAAGAAGAAGCCCTTCTGAAGCCACCGCCGACAATGCTGTAAAGTTACCGAACGCATCCAGTTTGTAATCCACACCTTCTACACCGGTAAACGGCGTGGTGCCATTGGTTAAAAATATAGTTACCGGCCCGATAGGCGCAGCGCTTAATTTTAATTTACCGTTAGTGATCGTTTTGGATTCCGTGGTTACCTGCGCCGTGTTGGTTGTGGCGTCGAATGTGTTTACCACTATAACAGTGGCGGCGCCCTGCTTCCTTATGGCTGCAAGCGCCTGCGGAATAGTGAATCCCGGAAGTTCCTGGCCGAATTGCGCATCGTCGTTAGGCGATAAGCAAAGAATAGGCGTGTTTGCTGCGCCCAGTGGTGCGATCCCTATAAGGGCTATAACCGAAGACTTAACCACCCTGACCGTGCGGCCGCCCTGGTTAACTTCGATCGTTTCAACACCGTGCAAAAAATCTGCTGCCATTGCTGTTTTTTATTTTGTTAATGATTTCAGTTTTGTTCTGTTTCGGGCTCCGGAACGATGCTTATTTCGCCATCCGGTACGTCCGTAAATGTTATTTTTTGAAGCAAAACGATAATATCTTCTTCGGGATCCTGAACGTGGATCGTAGATGTTGAGAAAACCGCGTTATATTGCCACATATTGTTTATTCTGGTAGCTTCAGGGCTACCTATGGTATGGTGTTTAGACACCTGAATTCTCCTGCAGCCTTCGGGTTGATATCCCGTGAGGGCTTTTTTAAGCAAAGAAACCAAAGCGTAAACACCCAAAGGACCGTACAAAAAAGAAGATTCTATAAGGATTTGGAAAAATATTTCTTCAGTCTGCGATATTTCCGCAGTAGAAGCAGCCTTCGCGTATTCAGAACCGGCGTAAATAACCGTAAACTTTGCCCTACTGGGTTTCGTTTGCGTTAATTCGTCGTTGTTTTCAGGAAGCCTCACAACTTCAAGGCCCGCAACCACGAAAGTCTGCAAGCGTTCGACTATTTTATTCTGAAGCGCTTCGTAATCCATGCTATAATCTTACAAGTCTGGCGACATACATATCACCATCCGATTTTGTTTTTACTTCCTGAACCACAAAAGATCCCCTGTCTTCGATAGTTATTTCTTCAGGGCTTGATTTATCTACTAACTCTTTAAGTCCTGGGAATTGCCCGATAATATACTCCATATATGGAATATCGGGATCCCACGAATCAATACCTGAAAGTTTTTCAGCCTCGCTTGGATCTTTATATCCGATCCTGGCCGTGTAGGTTAATCCATCAACCGAAGACACCCATACAGCGTCGTAACCCATAACGCGGGTTACAACGCCGAACATAGGCACCTTTATACGGTCAAATAGATTCATTTTCCGGTTATCGTGCTAAAAGAACGTTAACCGTAGCCACGCCGTCGGCCACAGCCTCGTGAACGTAGCCCACAAAAACGTTTGTGCTTACTGTAGTAGTAATAAGCCCTGCGGCCACAATGGACACTGTGGAGTTTTCATTCCTGGATGGCGAAGAAGAACTTTTCATCGAGCAACGCGAAGGCTTCAATATCGACGGTATCGAAGTTAAAGCCCGTATGGTGTTTGCTGC